AGTTCGGCCGCCGAGGCCAAAAACGAGGTGCAGGACACCAACTTGCAGCTTGTGCGCAACGCCATCGACACGGTGAAGCGCAACAACGACATCCTCAAGTACAATTACTCCGAGGCCATGTCGGTCGGCGACTACACCAAGGCCGCCGAGATCCAAGAGAACATGGGCATGAACTCCGCCAAGCTCATGGAGTTGGAACGGGGCCGCGCGCACATGGAGGCGGCCCCAAAGATCGCCCCCGTGGAGCCGGTTCGCCGCTCAGACCCCGTGGAGGAGTTGGCGTCCCAACTTTCCCCGCGCTCGGCGGACTGGGTGCGCCGCAATCCGAACTGCGTGACTGACCCGCGCATGTATCAGAAGATGATTGCGGCCCACAACATTGCCCTCGCCGACGGGTACGAGCCCGACAGCGACGACTACTTTGGCCAGATTGAGGACACGCTGAAGATCAGCAGGCGTGTCAACACGGACTATGACGACGACCCAACTTCGGGCGCCGCCAAGGTCACCCAGCGCCGCTCCGCTCCCCCGGCCGCCCCAGTCTCACGTGGCGGGACCGGGACGGGGTCGCGCCCCAACGAAGTCCGCCTGACGCGGGAGGAAATTGAAACCGCCCGCGACCTCGGGATGACCGAGAAGGACTACGCCCGCAACAAAATGCTCCTCAAGAAGGAGGGACGCCTGCAATGAACGCCAAGTTTCAACGAGTAATCGCCGAGAAGTCAGCCATGTCCACAACCCCGGAGCGTCCTCCCATGAGGCCTGAAATGCGTGAAGATGACCCGCGCGCCCGCGCCGCAGCCCGCGCCGCCCAAATCCGCGACCACATTGGCGGCGCAATGGATGAGGGGACGGACGAGTTCTATGTCCCCAAGAACCTCGTGCCGGACGGCTGGACCTACGAGTGGAAGCGCCACAAGATCTGGAATCAGGAAGACCCATCCTACACGGTGCAGCTCCGCCGCGAGGGCTGGGATCCCGTTCCGCTTCACCGTGACGCCGACCACGAGGCCATGATGCCCTCGAACTGGGAGGGTAACACCATCGAGCGCAAGGGCATGATTCTCATGGAGCGCCCGAAGGAAATCTCGGACGAGGTGCACCGCATCGACCAGCGCCGCGCCCGCGATCAGGTCCGCACGAAGGAAGCGCAGCTCGCCGGTACGCCTGACGGGACGCTGGATCGCGTCAAGCCAAGCATCAAGAAGAGCTTTGACATGCCGATCCCGGAGGATCTGTAGTCGGTATGCGGGCGTAACTCAGTGGTAGAGTGTCAGCCTTCCAAGCTGTTCGTCGCTGGTTCGAATCCAGTCGCCCGCTCCAATATCGTCTAAAGAAGGGGGTCTTCGTGGCCCCCTTTTCTTTTGTTGCAATTGTGTATATGATGCAATGTCAGGAACACAAGTTGTTCTCCCCTCCCTCGGTGTGGAGGGTTCAAATACCCCCGGCTTCCGATTCGCCCCGGTGCGCGATGACGAGCTTTCCCGTAAAAAGGAGAACCCGTCATGGCGAACACTGCCGCCTATAACGGTTTTCAACAGTATAGCGGAACCGGCTCTGCCCCGACCTATGAACAGGTTGCGGTTCAGATTGCCTACAACGCCTCGGCCATCTTCTACGGCGACCCCGTAAACCCCGACGCCAACGGCTACGTCGTTGTCGGCGTGACGACTGCTGCGTCTGGCAACACCCAGATTGCGGGCATCTTCGTGGGCTGCCAGTACCTTTCGGTGTCGCAGAAGCGCACCGTGTGGTCGAACTACTGGCCCGGCTCCGATGTCGCCTCGACCAATGTCGTGACCGGCTACATCATCAATGATCCCAACGCCAAGTTCGTCGCCCAGTTCGGCAACGTCAGCGTCGATCAGGGTTACGTGAACTCCAATGTTGGCTTCAACATCGGTTCAGGCAACACCGCCAACGGCATCTCGGGCGCCTATCTGGCCACCCTTGGCACCACCGACACCACGTTCCCCTTCAAGGTCGTGTCCCTCATCACTCAGCCCCCGGGCGTGAATGGTACGGATGCTGGCGCCTATCAGAAGGCTGTCGTGGCGTTTAACTTTGTCACCACCAAGGCGCTTCCGGGCACCTAACAGGAGTAGAAAGTCATGGCTGTCAATCTTTCTGCCATTAAAGACCTTCTGCTCCCCGGCCTCCGGGGCGTTGAAGGACAGTACGAGCAGATTCCTGCCCAGTACGACAAGATCTTCACCAAGCACGACTCCAAGATGGCTTTGGAGCGCACCGCTGAGATGCGCTTCCTCGGCTACGCCCAGCTCAAGACCGAAGGCGGCCAGACCGCGTTCGATAACGGCGCTGGCGAACGCTACGTCTACAATCAGGAGCACACTGAGATCGGCCTCGGCTACGCGATCACTCGCAAGGCCATCGACGACAACCTCTACAAGAGCCAGTTTGCCCCGTCCAACCTCGGCCTGACGCAGTCTTTCCATCAGACCAAGGAAATCTACGGCGCGAACGTGCTGAACACCGCCACGACGTACAATGCGTCAATCGGCGGCGACGGCAAGTCTCTCGTGGCTACCGACCATCCGATTGATGGCGGCACGGTGTCCAACTCCACCACCAACGATCTGAACGAGAGCACCCTGCTCTCCGCGATGATCGCCATCCGCACGAACTTCAGGGATCAGGCTGGTCTCAAGATCTTCGCGCGCGGCCGTCGTCTTGTGATCCCGCCCGCTCTTGAGCCGGTGGCGATTCGCCTGACGAAGACCGAACTGCGTCCCGGCACTGCGGACAACGACGTCAATGCCATCATGAGCACTGCAGGGGGTCTCCCCGAGGGCTACATGGTCAATGACTTCCTGACCTCCGCCCGCGCTTGGTTCCTGTTGACGAACATTGATGGTCTTTCCTACATGGAACGTATCAAGTTTGAAACAGACATGCAGGTCGACTTCACTACAGATAACCTTCTCGTTAAAGGATACGAGAGATACTCGTTTGGCTATTATAACTTCCGTTCTATCTTCGGAGCCTTCCCATCCTAATGAAATCAACTAGTTAAAGGAGTTTTAAACGATACAAGTTTTAAGTTGACCTTCTAAACGGTAGCCTTATAATAAGGTTGTCAATTTAGGAGAGAGACATGAAACAGCAGGAACTGAGCCACAGCGAAGTATCTGAAGGTATCGCCTACGACCCCGAGACTGGTTCTTTCATCTGGAAGGTGGACGCCTCCAAGAACATCAAAAAAGGTACGGTGGCTGGCAGCTTCAAAAACTGCCGCCACCGTACATCAGGGCAGATCAAGTCCTACCTTTATATTCGCTATAAAGATCGGGAGATGGTCGCCTCAAGAGTTGCGTGGATGTTGCATTATGGCGCGTGGCCTGATCGCTCTGTGATGTTTGTGGATGGTGTTACGACTAACTTGAAAATTTCAAATCTCAGGTTGTCTGACGAGACCACAACCATCAAAAAGTCAGACGGTCGCACCGTGAAGCGGATTTCTCGTGATAAGCAGAGGCACTACAGTCTCAAGCGTTATTACGGACTTTCACTGAACGATTACGCCGAAATGTACCGTGTCCAAGACGGCAAGTGCGGGATTTGCAAGTTGCCTGAGACGGACAAGGATCGCCACGGGAATGTTCGCGTTCTCGCCGTCGATCACTGCCACAAGACAGGTTCCGTGCGTGAACTTTTGTGCTATTCTTGCAATAGCATGTTGGGTCAGGCGAGGGACAACATCGAAGTTTTGCTTGCGGGCGCCGACTACATCAGGAAGCACTCCGCTGGCAAATAACCTAGGCAACCCGATCACGCAGACCGGCCTAGCGGACGCTGCACAGACGGCGTGATCTAATCGTGCAGGAGTACCCGTCATGGGGATGACTACATTCACCGGCCCAATCACTGCGGGCGATATTCTCAATACCTCGGGCACCACGCTCGGGACCAACGTGACCAATGTCGGCTACGTTGAAATGGTTCAGACCGTTGCCGTCACTCAGGCGACCAACGGCACGACCGCTGGCCTCTACACGACCACCATCGTGATCCCAGCCAACAGCCAGATCCTTGCCATCGACTTGTTTGTCAATGTGGCTTGGACCGGCGCCGCCTCCACCCTCAATGTGGGCACCAGCGCGACGGCCACTGAACTTGCTGTTGCGGCTGACAACACTGCGGTGGCCATTGGCCGCCTTTCGGTGATCCCCGGAACGAGCGCCACTCGCGTTAACGCATGGGTTGATGTTGGCACTACAGATGTCCGCATCTATGTGCTGTCCACCAACACTGGGTCTGGCACCGGCTACCTGTCGGTTCGCTACGCTCAGGCCATCAACCTCGTCCCGTAATTCAAGCCATAGGAGATCGTCATGAAGGGTAAGTCTGGAACTCGCGAAGCTAAGTCGATGAACGCCTACTCTGGCGGCACCAGCAATGTTGCCTCTGAGATGATGAAGCCCACTGGTGGCTTCAAAAAGGGCGGCAAGGTCGGCATGAAGGCTGAGGGCGTCATGTCCGAGGCCCACGCCGGTCGCAAGCCCCGCAAGAGCGGCGGCGGCGTCATGTCTTCGGCCGCTGGCGGTTCGCCTCGCGGCAAGGGCGCGAACTACTAAGTCGATCCTCCCCGACTTAATGGTTCACGGCGGGGGCCTCTGTGCCCCCGCATTTGCATGGAGCTTGCAATGTCTGGTGCATGGACCCGCAAGGAAGGCAAGAATCCCGAGGGCGGACTCAACGCCAAGGGGCGCGCTTCTCTCAAGGCGGAGGGGCATGACATCAAGCGGCCCCAGCCCGAGGGTGGGTCGCGCAAGGATAGCTTCTGTGCTAGGATGACTGGGATGCGTAAAAAACTGACCGGGTCCGCAAAGGCCGCAGATCCAGACAGTCGCATCAATAAGTCACTGCGGAAGTGGGATTGCTGACATGGACAAGCCTTTTTGGGAAAAAAAATCCCCCAAGGATGCCGAGGAAAAGCATCTGAGTAAAAAGAAGCTTGAGTCCGCCAAGGCCCGCGCCCGGGCTGCTGGCCGCCCCTATCCAAATTTGGTCGATAATGCCGCCGCTGCTCGCGCTGGCAAGAGGAGCTAACGATGCCGACAGCCTCATATTCCATTACCCAGTCGGGCTTGTTTGAGCCATTTGATCTTCAAGTTGCTCGCGGGCAAATTCTTGGGCATACAACTGCCAATGTCTTTGGTTACGGCACTACGCCTGCCACTGCGGGTCTTTTTCGCACGGTCTGGGAAAATATGTCCACGACGGACTATGCTTTTCCCGGCTCCGCTCTTACCATGCAGTTGGTTAGCACTGTGGGAACTGACACCGCTTCAATTACAATAACGGGCCTTGATGCCAGTTATAATTTGATTTCAGAGACACTCGTTTTGAATGGCACAACCAACGTGCCAACGACAAAACAATATTTTCGGGTCAATAATATCAGCGTCTCGGCGGGAAGCGCATCCAATCCTAGCGGCGTTATCACGCTTGTAAATGGTGGCATCACTTACGCGCAAATCAACACAATCACCGTCAACGGAACCTTGGGCAGCATCGGCACATCCCAGATGGCCGTTTATACGGTTCCTGCTGGCTACACGCTCTATATGTCGCGCTTTACGGCCTATTCCTCATTCAATGGAAACACGGCCAACTATACCACCTATCGCGCCGTGACGAACACATCGGCTGGCGTTCAACGTTGCGTCCTTCAGTCTCCGTTCAACACAAACTATGAAATCCACCGCATTTATCCCTTTCCGTATGCCGAAAAGACGGACATCCGCTGGCAGATTGCTTCTAGTGCTGCGGTGGCGGCTGTTACCAATGTCAACATTGGCGGCGTCCTGATCAGCAACGACGTGAGTGCGCAGTTCTAAGGAACCGTCATGGCAACGAGCGGCACCTACAACTTCAATCCCGGCTTAGGCGAACTCACCGTCTACGCCTTCAATTTGATTGGGGTTCGCGGCACTTCATTGCTCCAAGAGCATATGGAGTCCGCCCGCATGGCGTCCAACATGCTGTGCTCGCGCTGGTCGAACCAAGGTGTAAACCTCTGGGCCGTTGACCTCGTGACGACGCCGCTTGTCACCGATCAGGCCACCTACCCCGTTGACGCCAACACGGTCGCGATCTTGGACGCTTACGTCCAGAACGATGACTCTGGCGCCAACATCGACCGCATTATCCTGCCCGTGAGCCGCACGGAATACGCCGGCTACCCCAACAAGGAGCAGCAGGGTTTTCCCACGGTTTATTGGTTTGACCGCCTTATCAGCTCGTCCCGTTCAACTGGGTCGACTGGGCCGTCCGTGACGCTGTGGCCGGTGCCAAACACCGACAACGGCCCACAGAGCCTGAAATACTACCGGGTGCGGCAGATACAGGACTCGGCGCTCCAGAACGGCCAGACGGTTGAGATCCCTTATCTTTGGTTGGAAGCGTTCAGTTATGGGCTGGCTTTGCGCCTCGCGCAGATCTGGAACCCGCAGGCCATGGCGATGATCAAGCCCATGGCGGACGAGTCCTACCAGATCGCAGCTGATCAAAACATTGAGACCGCGCAACAGTACATTTCCCCAATGGTCTCTGGCTACTTCAGGTAAGGGGGCGTGAATGGGCTACGCATCAAGATCGGGTCGGGCCACTACTAGCGCCACTAACCCGCGCGCCTTCGCAGTATGTGACCGGTGTGCCTTTTGGTACAATCACGACCAGCTCAAATTTCAGTACGACTGGGCGGGCGCCTCTCTGATTAATAAGCGCATTTTGGTTTGCAACACCTGTTACGACACGCCCCAAGAGCAGCTCCGCGCCATCATCATTCCGGCAGATCCCGTGCCGATCATCAATCCCCGCGTCGAGCCCTACGCTTGGGACGAGATCGACCGGCGTCAGGTGTCCGGCAATAACACGACCAATCCGCAGACGGGCATTCCCGTCCAGCGCGGCGATACGCGCGTCACGACCATCGACAACGATGTTCCTGACAAAACCCGCGTTACGCAGCAGACCGGTGAGGCCCCCGGCGGCACGAACCAGCAGCCCGGCACCGACCCGAACGCCGTCACCTACCGCACGGTTACCAACGCCACCAACAACGGCATTGGCCTCATTCGCCTGACAATCGCGACAACTAATGGCATGATTACGGGGCAACACGTAATCGTGCAGGATGTCGGCGGCGTTTCGGGTGCAAATGGAAATTGGAAAATCACGGTGATGAACACCACCCAGATCGACCTTCAGGTCTCGGCGTTCACCGGCGCCTATACCTCTGGCGGCTACGTCATTAATAACCCCAGTTTGCCATATGGCTTCACTGAAGTTCCCAAGACAGGACCGCTCTGATGCCCCGTTACGCAAGTAATATCCAGATTCCAAACCTTGGCGCGGCCATTGCCCTCAATGGCACCGAACAGTTGGAGATGGTCCAAGCGGGCACTTCAGTTCGCGGGACTACCCAGCAAATTGCTAATTTGGCTCCGTCGATTATTGGCCCGACTGGCCCACAGGGAAATGCCGGGCCCACCGGCCCGACAGGTGCTAGGGGAGCCACAGGGCCGACTGGGTTTGGAGTTGCGGGTCCTACGGGGCCGACTGGTGCTGGACCGACTGGTACGCAGGGGCCTACCGGTCCCACCGGTGCCGCCTCTACTGTTGCTGGCCCCACGGGCGTTAACGGACCTACTGGGCCGACCGGAAGCAATGGCCCCACCGGTCCCACGGGGGTCAACGGTAACATAGGCCCCACCGGCCCCACAGGCCTCAGCATCACAGGCCCCACCGGTGCGGTTGGCCCCACTGGAGTACAAGGGTTGAATGGCCCCACTGGGCCGACCGGTTCCACCGGATCGGCTTCTACTGTTGCTGGGCCTACGGGACCGACTGGGCCGACTGGCCCAACTGGTGCTAATTCAAATGTTGCTGGCCCTACAGGCCCAACCGGCATTGCTGGCCCCACCGGACCGACTGGCCCTACGGGGTCTACGGGAGCAACCCCGGCGATTGGTGGCTCGAACACTCAGGTCCAGTACAACAACTCTGGTGCCTTTGCAGGGTCTGCAAATCTTACATTCAATGGTACTACATTAACCGTTCCGACTGTCACCAGCCCCTCCGCGACGGCACTAACCATCCAGTCGGCTGGCACGACTGCGATGACGGTGGACACGAGCCAGAATGTTGGGATTGGGACG